CTACAAGGATCCGGACACAAAGGTGACTATTCAGAAAGTTATGAAAGTGGTGGAAGAACAGCCCTGTCATTTGTCCTTTACAAGTATTCCTGCTACTGACGACACAAACACTGTTTCTAAGCTTCGCCAGGTCATAAAGTTATTTCTCGCGCCGGAGATTATTGTACTTCCTGGAAGCAAAATAGAAGTCACACAGGCCGGTCGCACCGAGTTTTATTCAGGAAGTGGTCAGCCTGCAGTGTATGGCAGTCACCAGGAGATTGTTCTGGGGTTATGGAAGGAGAATACATAATGTCCGGTGGAAAGTTTGATTTTAGAGAGCTCAAACAACTTCAAAAGCAGCTCGAACAGTTAGAAAAGGACAAAGATAAATTCTGTGAAGATTGCGCCCGGTATCTGGCAGCCCGTCTGCTTGCTAAAGTGATAAAAAGAACTCCCAGTGATACCGGTAATTTAAGAAGAGGCTGGACAGCACAGGGAAGCGGATCAGGATCAGAGGGGTTAAAAACTAGAGGGGCTTCCCAGTACGTAGATACTCTTAAGGTAAATCATTATGGTGATACTTACGTGGTTGAAATAATCAATCCGGTTGAGTATGCCACCTACGTAGAATATGGCCATAGAACGGCCAGCCACAAAGGCTGGGTACCGGGTAGGTTTATGCTGACAATTTCAGAACGGGAACTTGAGCAACAGGCTCCCAAAATGATTGAAAAGCGGATATCTGATTATTTAAAGGGGGTATTTCGTGTATAACGAGATTATGGACGCAGTCACAAGAAAGCTGGATACACTCTTTCCGGAAATGACCGTTTATACCAGTAAAGTGGAGCAGGGGCTTAAAGAGCCCTGTTTTTTTGTTGGATTTTTGGATCCATCAGAAAAACCTCTGCTTGGAACAAGATATTTTCGAAGTACCGGTATTTACATTCAATATCTGCCGGAAGAGGGGGAGCAGCGGACCAGAGAGTTGAACAGCGTGCTGGGAGTATTGATGGAATCCATGGAATACCTTTCACTTGCAGATGGAACCCTGATACGTGGTACAAAGCGGAGTGGTGAATTTAAGGAGAAAGTACTGACTTTCTTTGTAAATTATGACCGTTTTGGGCGAAGAACCGGTAAAGATATGGAATCAATGAACCAGATAACAATGAATTGAAAGGAGTAATATATGACAGAAAAAGTATTAAAAAATACCAAGCAGAAAGAACCGGTGCGGTATACAAAGACTCAGCTGGCCAGTGCCAAAAGGTACCAGGGAAAGAAAGATCTGATTACAGCTCTGTTAGAAGAGGGGAAGTCCTACACCACTGAGGAAGCGGATCAACTTCTCGACGTATTTTTGAAAGGTAAGGTGGGTGCATGTTAGGCGGTGGAAGTTTCACAGTACAAAATAAGGTCCTCCCTGGTGCGTATATTAATTTTGTCAGCGCAGCTTCAACGGGAGCTTCCATAGGCGAGAGAGGTGTAGCAGCCATTCCAATGGTGCTTGATTGGGGACCTGAAAAAGAAGTTTTCCAGATGACTGCAGAAGAATTTCCGGAAAAAAGCCTTAATGTATTTGGCTATGCTTATGAAGATGTATCAATGCTCCCGGTCAGAGAATTGTTTAGAAATCTGACTAAAGGTGTTTTTTATCGGTTAAATACCGGCGTTAAAGCCTCCAATGACTACGGAACCGCTGTTTATGGTGGTACCCGGGGAAACAGTCTCCAAACAGTGATTGCAAAGAATATTGATGATGAAACCAAGTTTGATGTGAGGACAATGTTTGCTGGGAAGGAAATAGATTCCCAAACAGTAACAGGTGCCAGCGCATTAAAGGATAATGATTATGTGACATTCAAGAAAAATGCAACACTTGCAGAAACCGCCGGAATGCCATTTTCAGGAGGAACAAACGGGGAGGCAATAGCTGGGGAGGATTATGCAAACTTTCTTGCAAAGATGGAGAATTACACCTATCAGGTTCTGTGCTGCCCGTCTGTAGATGAAAACGTAAAGTCTCTTTTTGCTTCATTTACCAAACGTATGAGGGAAGAGAACGGGATCAAGTTTCAGACTGTCTTATATCGGTATACCAAAGCGGATTATGAAGGAATTATTTCTGTGGAGAATGAAGCGCAGGAATTGGAGCCCGGACTGGTTTACTGGACAGCCGGAGCAGAAGCGGCTTGCGCTATTAATAAGACCTTGGAAAACAGGACTTATGATGGGGAATATACCGTAAAAACGGAATTCAGCCAGTTTCAGTTAAAAGAGGGAGTACAGTCAGGTAAATTCCTTTTTCATAAGGTGGGCAGTGATATCCGTGTCCTGATGGACATTAATACTTTGGTAACTTTCACAGAAGAAAAGGGAGAGGATTTTTCCAGTAACCAAACGGTCCGCGTGTTGGATCAGATCGGTAATGATATTGCGTCCCTGTTCAATACGAGATATCTTGGGACGATCCCCAACGATTATGCAGGAAGGGTAAGCCTGTGGAATGATATTGTTACTTATGGAAAGCAGCTGACCACACTCCGAGCCATTGAAGCTATAAGCGCTGATTCCATCACTGTAGATAAGGGATCCAGCAAACGTTCTGTTGTGGTAAATTTCCCGGTGGAGCCCATTAACTGCATGAGCCAGCTTTATATGACTGTGGTTGTATCATAGAAGGGAGTAAAAGAATATGAATCAAAACACCATGAATGCCTGGGATGCCATAAGTGCAACTCAGGCAGAGTGCTATATTACAATCGGGAGCAGCCGGTATAATTTCATGCAGGCTCTTAACCTGGAAGCTAAGATCGAGAAGACAAAAACCGAAGTCCCCATCTTAGGAAGGACTATGAAGGGAAATAAAACAGTTGGATCCAAGGGAAGCGGATCTGCAACGTTTCATTACAACACCAGTATTTTCAGGGAACTTTTATATCAGTTTCAGGAAACAGGAAAAGATGTCTATTTTGATATACAGATAATCAATGAGGATCCCACCTCCAGTGTAGGTCGGCAGACTGTAATCTTAAAAAACTGCAACCTTGATGGAGGAATCATTGCAAAGTTTGATGCCGATGCAGACTATCTGGAAGATGAGTTTGATTTCACATTTGAAAGCTGGGAAATGCCAGAGAAGTTCAGCAATCTTGCAGGAATGCAGTAATACGAGAAAAGAGAGGATAAATAACTATGGGAGATTTAAGTTGCTTTTTAAGCCAGAATGCTGTGGCCGTTGAGAACATGAAATATGCAGCATCAAAGAGATTCATGGATAAAGAAAAGAAACCGGTGGAATGGGAAATTAAGTGTATTACCCCGGAGCAGGATGAGCTGATTAAAAAGGAGTGCATAAAAAGAAAGCCGATTCCAGGTAAAAGAGGTGCATACATGCCGGAAACCGACTACAACCAGTATGTAGGTAAGCTTGCCGTTGCATGTACGGTGTTTCCTGATCTCAGCAATAAAGAGCTTCAGGATTCCTATCAGGTAATGGGAGCAGAAGCTTTACTTAAAAAAATGCTTACACCTGGGGAATATCAGGATTATCTGGCTAAGGTGCAGGAGGTTAATGGCTTTGATGTCGCGCTTGATGACCTGGTGGAAGAAGCAAAAAACTGATAGAGGGAGGCGATATGGAAGCAAACATTGCTTACTATTGTCTCCACAAGCTTCATAAATGGCCCCATGAGTTTCTGGGACTCTCCCGCTATGAAAAGGCTGTTGTCATTGCTGCAATAGAAATGAAAATGAAAAATGATAAGATTGAGGCTGCCAGAGCCAAAAGGAAAAGGGGGTAGAAAGGATTGGCAGGTTTACAGACTTCCATTCAGTTACAAGATCGTATGTCAGTTGTATTAAACAATATTACCCAGTCAATGTCCATCATGCTCTCAACCTTTGAACAGGCTCAGACAGCGACAGATGCCGGTCTTAATGCGGCTTCCTTTGATGCAGCGAGACAGGGGATTGCAGAAGCCTCTGCTGAAATGGTGCGTTATCGGGAGGAGATTGAAAGAGCTGCTGCAACTCCTCCGCCATCTCCCCCGGAACCAACCTGGAGCAGTGCATCAATGCCAAATGTTTTTATGAGTACTGGTGCGGACCGGTTTCAGGAAGAATTTCAGGCTGCAGATCAAATGGCAAGACAATTATATGAAAGCCAGAAAGCGATATCTGCGCAGGCAAGAAGTATGAGGGTAACACCTCCCGGTATGTTAAACGACATGGCGGCTACGGAAAATAGAATGCAGGCGTTGACCTTACGGGTTCAGAAGTTAAATCAGATCCCAGTAAATTTAAGGACGGATCAGACCAACATGGAACTGGAATCGCTTCGGGGAAAGCTTAGCCAGGCGGTGTCAGTTCAGAAAACACTGAATCAGGCCATGGGGAAGATGGATATCAGTACGGCCAATGCAGCCTATCAACAGCTGAATTCTGTCATGGACGCTGCGGAGCGTAATATCAGAGACAACTTAAATGCTCAGAACCAGTTTAACAACTCAGTTAAGGCAGGGACCAATGCGGCAACGGGTTTATTGGGAAAGTTAAAAAGCGTTATGCTTAGTGCAGGTCTGGCATTCAGTGCCACAAAGGTTATTGACCTTGCAGATACATATACTCAAACCACGGCAAGACTCAATATGATGAATGATGGCTTACAGACCACAGCGGAACTGCAGGATAAGATTTTTGCATCAGCACAGCGGTCAAGAGCTTCTTATCAGGCCACTGCTGATACGGTATCCAAATTAGGACTGAGAGCCAAGGACGCGTTTAGTTCTAATGCAGAAACAATTCAGTTTGCCGAGAATTTGAATAAATTATTTGTCATATCCGGAGCCAGTCAGCAGGAAACTGCATCCGCATCTCTGCAGCTGACACAGGCATTAGGATCCGGAGTTCTGCGGGGTGAGGAGTTAAACGCAGTATTTGAAGCTGCTCCAAATGTAATCCAGACCATAGCGGATTATCTTGATGTTCCAATTGGTAAAATTAGAAGCATGGCTTCTGATGGTGAGATCACAGCAGACATTGTAAAAAAAGCCTTGCTGGGAGCGACGAATCAAATAAACCAGGATTTTAACTCCATGCCCATGACTTTTCAGCAGGTAGGGACAGCCATTTCAAATACTTTACTTCAGACGTTTCAACCGGTTATTCAGGCAATCGGACAGGGAGCAACTTTTATTTATGAGAATTGGTCCTCTATAGCCCCTGTGTTTTATGGGCTTGCTATTGGCATTTTGGTAGCTGCCGCAGCCTGGGGGATATACACTTTGGTTACATGGCTTTCTGTGGCAGCCAATCAGGCATTAGTTGTCAGTATGCTCACTAATCCATTTCTATGGATTGCAATTGTGATAGGTGTCATTGTAGCAGCCATTTATAAGTGGGTGCAATCGGTGGGCGGTATTCGTGTAGCTTGGCTGATTTGTGTAAATCAGGTTTTGACACAGGCAGACCGGTTAAAGTTAGGCTTTATGGCAGCGTGGTCCATGATTAAGGGTGGAACGCTGGACGCGGCCTTTGCATTTGATTCATTTCGTGTAAAAGTACTTGATACTCTTGGAAATATGAAAGTAAAAGCGCTGACAATTTTACAGGATCTTGTAAATGGAGCCATTGACCGGGTTAACAAGCTGATCGGAATGGCCAACAATATCCCCGGTGTATCTATTGATTTAATTGACCATGTAGAATTTGCCGCAGATGCAGGTGTTGAAGAACAGATGAAACAGCAGCAACGGGCAGCGGAGCTTGCCAGAAAGAAGGAAGTAATCGCAGGAGCTAAGGCAGAGTGGAAAGATGATTATGCTAGAGCAGAAAGAGCCGCCGATGATGCAAGAATGAAGCGACAGGCGGCAATAGAGGCTGCCAAAGCGGATGCAGCCAGAAAAGCTGCAGAGGATGACAACACGTCGGGAGCCTATGGATCTGACATAGCAGGAAATACGGATAAGACAGCCGGAAATACAGCAGCAATGGCTGATA